CACAGGTGACCAAAATACAAGGCGCAAGCGTTAAATACTGTTACGGCGACGAGGTGACAACCTGGTCGCCTGAACTTTTTTATATGCTCCAGTCGCGGCTCGACCGCCCATGCTCGGTATTCGACGGTACCTGCAACCCCGCCGGGCCAAACCACTGGTTTAAAAAGTTCCTCGACAGCGGCGCGGATATATACTGCCAGACTTACACAATTGACGACAACCCTACCCTACCCGCCGAATTTGTGCGCGCGCTAAAAGAGGAATACTCCGGCACTGTGTGGTACGACCGCTATATTCTCGGTCGCTGGGCTGCGGCGGAAGGCGCAATCTACCGGCGGTTTGCCGAAAACCCCGGGGCTTTCACGCTGCCTAGAGGATACCTGCCCGCAGAGCTTACTAGGATTATGGTCGGCGTCGACTTCGGCGGGAGCCGCTCCGCCACTGCATTCGTTGCGGTAGGCGAGGAGGCAGCCCCCGATACCGCCAAGGGGGATAAGGCGCCGACCCGCCGACTCGTCGTGTTATGTTCCGAGCGGCACGCGGACGGGCTTGACGTTGACGAGCTGTGCGCGCGGTTTTGCGAGTTTTGCCTTAGGCTTTCCCGCTTCGGATGCGAGGTTACGGCATTCTGCGACAATGCCGAGCCTGTGCTCATCCGCTCGCTCAAGGCGGCGGCGCGTGAAACTTGCCCATTTGTATCTGTGCGCCCGGCGCTAAAGCTACCGGTAAGCGACCGCATACGCTTCACGCTGCGCCTGCTCGCCTCGGGCAGGCTGATGCTGACCGAAGATGCCGGCACATTATCCGAAGCGATGCGCGACGCGCGCTGGAGCGACAAGTCGGATGCGGGGCGCGACGTTCGGCTTGACGACGGCTCGAGCGACGTCGACTCCCTCGATGCGCTGGAGTATGCCATCGAACGAGAGATGGGCAGGTATGTGTAATTCCGCCGTTCTACAAATTTGCTCGCCGAGGCAATATATACCACCCGGCCCGGCAGCGCTAGCAATTTTGCTGGGGCTGTATATTTTTGTCTATATTTTGCAATACCGCTAATATGCCAAGCACCGCCGCAATTCGGCGGAAAAATAAAACAAAAAGGAGAGTTGCAATGGCTGAACTCAACTACGCGAAAGTCTACAGCTCGGCGCTTGCCGAAGCGTTCCCGACCTCGCTGCATTTCGGCGCGCTATACGCGACGCCGAACAACGGGCGCTACCGCTTCACCGGCGGCAGGACCGTCGAGCTTCCGACGCTTGAGGTCGGCGGCAGGGTCGACGCCAGCCGCGACGCTATCGAGTCGGTGACCCGCAATTTCGAGAATTCCTGGGAGGAGAAAGTGCTCTCCCACCAGCGCTGCTGGAGCACGCTCGTGCACCCAAAGGACATCGACGAAACCAACCTAGCGGCCTCAATTGCGAACATCACGGCGGTCTATAATAGCGAGCAGAAATTCCCCGAAATGGATGCGTACACCGTCTCGAAAATTTACGCCGACTGGACGGCTGAAGGCAAAGCCCCAATACTAGAAACCGTCAACAGCGGGAATGTGCTTTCGATTTTCGACTCGCTGATGCAGCAGATGAGCGAGGCGCGTGTACCCGCCACCGGCCGCGTGCTTTATGTAACCCCGCCGGTTATGACTGCGCTTAAGACTGTCGAGGGCATCTCGCGCACGCTTTCGGTTCAGTCCGGCACTTCGTCGGTAAGCCGAACGGTAACGGTGCTTGACGGCGTGTCGGTCGTCGAGGTACCGTCGGTGCTCATGAAGACCAAATACGATTTCTCAAACGGTTGGAGAGTGGCAACCGACGCAAAGCAAATCCATATGCTTTTGATTCACCCCGAGGCGGTTGTAACGCCGGTAAGCTATCAGTTCGCGCGGCTTGACCCGCCGTCAGCCGTAACCGGCGGCAAATACGTCTACTACGAAGAGAGCTTTGAGGACGTCTTCATACTTAAAAAGAAAATCGACGGAATCGCGTTTGTCGTAGAGCCTTAAAGCTTAAGCCATAGCTACTGCGCTCCATGCCGGGCAGGCATGGAGCGCAGCTAATTAGGAGGGGTTATGAACCAACACAGCATTGCAAAAGCCTTGCTCGAGCGTATAAACAGCTGGCCTTTTCGCCCGGCTGACGCGAAGCTTGAAAGTTTCGGTCCAGGGCTGCCCGCAATAAAACTAAGCTTTGCCGGCGCTGCTAAAATGCAAAAGCGCTATGCCGATGGAACTGAGATTTTCGAGCTGCCGCTTGCAATCACCCTCCGCGCGCGGGGAGGCACACCGCACGAGTCTCTTTTTTCGCTTGCGGAATACCTAAAAAGCACTGAGCCACCTCAACTTGACGACGGGGTATGCCTGCTTATGCTCGAGCCGCTTGGTCCTCCACGGCGCACCGGCGCGGACGTATCCGGGCTTGCCGAGTATACGCTTCCGCTGAGGCTGATGTGCGCCGTGCCGGCGCGTCCACGATAAAGGGGGTGGGAGAGAGTTTTTACCCGTATAAGGCCGGGGACCTTTTGATTTATATTGGGATTTCGGGCAAAGTGACGCTTTTGCGCGGCGCCTTGGTCCAGAAGATTGAGTTTTCGCCTGTCCGGCATACCCGGCGCTATTTCGACGAGCCTGAGGGAACAGCCGACCTTTTTGGCACGCTCCCATCTATAAGATGCGAGATTGAGCTTTGCCTTGGCGACCCGGCGCACGAATACCTTTTGGGCAAAACGCTGCTTGGGGCTGTGGGCGGCGAGGCGGCGGTTGAGCTTTACCTTGTGGATCGCGCAGGTAAAAGCCCGCCATATCCCTGCCACAAAAGGGAGTTTACGTTTATCCCGCACTCGCTGCGGGCGGCGGGCAGCGGCGTTGCGGCATATCAACTCCTTTGCGAGTTTGCCGCGCGCGGGCCGGCTCAGCATGGCGCCGCGTTACTTTTGGATGACGGGCAAACGCTCGAGTTTGCCGGTGAGGCGTAAAGATGCGTCAATATCACGAAAGGATGCGCGGCTTTGCCGCGGTGGGTTAAGCGATGTACGAAACCGAAAAACAAGAGGCACTAGAGTGGCTTAGGCTTTACCGGGGCATGAGCCTAGGCTTTCCTAATCACCCGCCGAGGGCTTCCGGCGAAAGCTATCCCTCGCTTGAGTTGCCCTCGGCGATATGCGCGGAGTTTGCGCGGCTGGTCGCCGCCGAAGCGAGCTTTAAGTTTGTCCCCGTAATCGGGCCCGTGCCCGGGTTTGACGCCGGCCGAGCCGAGTTTTTGAGCTCAGTCTTTGCGCCATTTTTCGCGCAGTTTAAAAGTGTATCGGAGCTGGCGTTCGCCTGCGGTGGCGTGATGCTGAAACCTACGCTAACCGCTGCAGGCTCGATTGCCATTGAGACGTTTTTGCCCGGCGACTTTGAGATTGTATCCGCGTCTGCCGGTGAGATCACCGGCGCCGAGTTTATCACGCGCTGCCGGCGCGGAGGGGCGTACTATATCCGCCGCGAGAGGCACGAAAAAGCTGGTGACAGCTGGCGGGTGACTAACCGCTATTTCCGCGCGGCTACTGAATATGACGACGGCAGGGAGATCTCGCAGGATGAGGCAGCGGCGGCAGTTCCTGAGTGGTCACAGCTGGAAAGCAGCGTTTTGATTAGCGGGCTTGGCGGGCCGCTTTTTGCGTACTACCGGGTCGGCACGCGCGAGCGGTCGCCCTATGGCGTCTCGGTTTTCGCGCGCGCAGTCGAGCTGATACGCGAGGCTGACGCGCAGTTCGGCAGGCTGCTTTGGGAGTTTGAAGGCGGCGAGCTTGCTATAGACGCGAGCGAGGATGCGTTTAGGCTTGACCGTAACGGCAAGCCAATCCTTCCCGCAGGCCGCGAGAGGCTTTTCAGGCCGAACAAGCTCGACTATACCTACGGCTCCTCAAACGACCCGCTACGCACATTCTCGCCCGAGCTGCGCGACCGGTCGTTTATAAACGGATTAAACCAGATTATCATGCGTATAGAGGACACCGTCGGGCTTGCGCGCGGGACCTTCTCGGACCCGCAGATGATGGCGCGCACGGCAACCGAGATCAAAATGATGCGCCAGCGCACTTATGCGGCAGTGCGCGACCTGCAAAACTGCGCACAGAAGGCGCTCGCCGAGCTTGTGCGCGCAACCGACGACATTTGCACGCTTTATCGCCTTGCGCCTGAAGGCAAGGCGGAGCTTGTCTGCGACTTCGGCGACAACGTCCTTTCCGCCAGCGAAATCGAGCGTGAGCTTGACCGAAGGGATGTTATGGCGGGGCTGCTTTCGCCTGAGGAATACCGGGCAAGGTGGCATGTCTATGAGTCTAGTGGGGAGGAGAGCGTCATATGAATCGCGAGTTTCTCGAGCAGCTTGGGCTTGACGGCGAAAAAATCGAGCGCATCTTAGCGGAATTTGACCGGCTGCGCGACGAGCTTTCCACAAAGCTTGCCAAAGCTTTGGACCGATGCGCTGCGCTTGAAAATGAGCTTGCGGAAATAAAGAGCGACGGCGGGTTTGATATGGCAAAAAAGGCGTTTGACTTGGCGCTTGAGGCTATCCGCGCCGAGCATGAAAAGATGCTTCTTACCGAAAAAAAGGCGGCAGAAAGGCGGCTAGAGGAGGCACTCTCCGCAAAATCCGCCGAACTTGAAAAAGAAAAGCTGCGCATGAAGGTAGAAGATCTGTTCGCGAAGGCCGGGTTCAACAGCGCGCTTGCGATGCGGGCAGCCGTCGAAAGATTTATCTCCGAAGGCGGCACTCCCGACAACGCTGGAAGCTGGCTTACCAAATTGCGGGAGACCGAACCCGACGCTTTTGCAAAAGTTGCGCCGGCGCAAAACTTGCCGCGGTTTACGGTTGAATCGCCCGCCGCCGAAGACGGCTCGGCGCCCGGCGGGCTTTTATCCTCCATGCTGAAAAAACTGCGGTAAAGGGGTAGCGCCGATGGCATATGTGGACAAGGAGTATTACGAGAATATATTCGGCGGAGAGTCTATCGACGAGCCTGAGTTTAACATGCTTGCGCGTGCTGCGAGCGACCTTTGTAACGCGATTGTAACTGTGCCGATTAAAACTGTTACCGATAACATAAAGCGCGCCGTTTGCTATCAAATTGAGCTTTTACACCGGCAAGGCTGGATAGATGCGATCTCGGGGCTTGCGCTCTCGGCGCCCGGCGTTACGGAAAAAGTGGGCGACGTTAGCTACTCGAACGCACCCCACTCAGCAGGCACCGCACGCATTTACAGCTTTGGCGGGCTGCCGGTCTCGCCTATCGCATATGCCCTTCTGCGCGCCGAGGGCCTTACAAGCCGCGTAGTCATTGGCGGTGATGAACCAGTATGAATATGGCTAGATTGTTCGACGACACTGTCACGCTTTTTATACCCACCCCTTCTGGAGGGTATGAGGCGAGGCTGCTTTCAGGCGTGCTGTTTTCGGCGGCGCACGGCATATCCGGCGGTGACTCTACGCCTACGAGACATGCGGTCTTATACTTTTTCGACATGCGCTCGCAATGCATTGACCCCGCAGGCCGCGCCTGCAAGTATGTCCGATATGCCGAATGGCTAAACATGCAGGATTACTCGGGGCACTTCACCTTCGTGCCGTCCGGTGGCTCATTCCTCTGCGAAGGCGACGCCCGCGACAAGGCTGTCCCGCCTGACGGGGCGTATCGCATAACTTCGGTTGAGCGCCCATCCGCCGGGCGGCGGCTTCTGCGGCATTTTAAAATTACAGCGCAATGACCGTTGGCTACGCCAAAATGCGCATAAACGGCATAAGTTTCAAGGTGCCGCTCTGCTCCCAGCGCGATGATGCTATAAGGGAGCTTGCCTTCGGCGCCGCATTTGCGGGAGGGGCAAAAACGTTTGTGCGCGCCGTTGACAAAGTACTGGGCGCAGGCGCATTCCGGCGCATTTCGAAAGGGCGGCGGCTTGACATTTTCGATTTTATTGACCTTGCTGTCTACATTTGCGCAAAATACGAAAAAGCAAAAATAATTAAAACTAAATATTTGGAGTGAACGTTTTTGGCGTGGGGGCTTTACCCGCGAAGTTCCCCACGCCAAAGGGGGGGCAAATCACATCCCACGCGTGTATTTAAATAAAGGGGCAAGGCTACACCCAAATGAAAAGCGATTTTGAAATCACATTGACACTATGCGGAAAAAAATTCACCGTCGGCAGGGGCGGCGATTTTAGGCTGCTATATGCCTCGGGGCTTGAGGCAGCCGACTACAAGCTCGCGGTGGTCGACGAGTGCGCGTTTGACGGCGGATATATCGCAGGCGCGCGGTTCGGGCCTCGCAAAATCACACTCGAGCTTGAGCCTGCGGGCGACGCAGAAGCATCTCGCGCCGCGCTAATCTCGGCGCTTTCGCCTAAAAACGCCGGCACGCTGCTTGTGACGCGCAAAGGCGTAACGCGCAAAATTTCATTTGTGCCCGCCTCGGTGGAATTCGAGCAACAAAACCTCTTTGCGCCGCCGAGAATAAAGCTCAATCTCGTCTGCCCCGACCCGTTTTTCTCCGACCCCGAGGAGACGACCGTCGAGTTCCACAAGACCGTGCCGCTTTTGACTTTCCCGTTTAACTCAATGCGCGGGGCAGGCATAGCGTCGGGCATATGGCGCATTTCTGACACAGCGAAAATTTACAACACCGGCGACACCGACATCGGCATCGTTTGCACGATTAAAGCTGTCGGCGGCACCGTCATAAACCCCAAAATCGAGCTTGCTGGCACCGGGTTTGTAAAGCTTTACGCCGTGCTTGAGGATGGAGACAAGGTGCAAATCAATACCCGCCGCGGCGAAAAGTCAATACTCTTAAACGGCGAAAAGCGCTTCATTTTCGACCGGCGCAGCGTGTTCTTCCAGCTCCCGCCGGGCGAAAACATTATAACGGTCTCCGCCGACGCAGGAATAACCTATGCAAACGCTTCGTTTTCATACCTTTTGAGGTACAACGGTATATGAACAAGAACACCGATTTTATCCTGCTTGACGCGGGTTTCGGGATTTGCGGAATAATTGAGGACTATTCCGAGCTCCACTGGGTGCGCCGCTATTTCAAGTGCGGCGAGTTTTCGCTCACGCTGCCGCCCGGCACAAAAGAGCTTGCTGCCGGCGCGCGCTATATTTATAACCCTTACAATGCGGAAACGGCGGTTATAGAGGAGCTTAAAATCACATCCGACCCCGCGGGCGGGCGTTCGCTTACGGTCTCGGGAAGGATGCTCGAATCGCTCCTATTTTTACGCACTATCTATGGCGTCGCAAATATAACCGGCAATGCCGAAGCCGCGGCGCGCCAGCTTGTGCAAAGCCACGCCATGACAGGAGAGCGCGCTATCCCGGGTCTTGTGCTTGGCGAAATCATAGGCCACCCAGAAGAGGTCTATGCGCAATACTCTGAAATCAGCCTTGGCGAAGCGCTTTATGCCATGCTCGGCAGCGTGGGGCTCTCGCCAAGGCTTTCTTATGATTTCGATTCCTCGGCGCTTGTCTTTACGGTAGCGACCGGGCTCGACAGGACGCAAAACCAAACGGAAAACAGCTGGGCTATCTTTTCATCCGAGTTTGAAAACGTGCGCTCCGTTCTTTACCATTACAGCGAGCTCGACCTTCGCAACTTCTTTTACATTGCAGGGCAAATCGAAAACGATGGCTCGCGCAAACTTGTAATGCTAGACCTTTCCGCCGGCAGAGAGCGACGCGAGCTATTCGTCGACGCGCGCTCCGTGCGGCGCAGCTACAAAGATGAGTTCGGGATAACGCATACTGCCACCGATGCCCAATACGCCGAGATGCTGCGCGGGCGTGGTTATGAGGTCGCGGCGGAGCATGCCGCAGTCGAGCTTGTTGTCGGCACGGTCGCAAGCGAGCTGCCACCGGTCTACCGTGAGGATTACGACCTCGGCGACATTTGCGATTTTTACGACACATCGCTAGGCATCCAGCGCGCAATGCGCATCACCGAGATAATTGAGCACTGGTCAAGCGGCGTGTTTTCCGTTAACCTCAAGCTCTCCGATAAACGTTATATTACATAATAAAAGGGGAAATTTTGCATGGCAATGCGATCGGGGCTATTTGACTCGACTGAAGTGGTCGAAACGGTCGGCGGCTTCCCGCGCGGAAACAAAGCGGAAACCGCCGATTTTTTCGCTGCTTATTTTTCAAGCTTTGTAGGGAACGGCATTTATCTAGACCCGCCGAGCGCTTTTCAGGTGCTTCCCGAGTCGGGGCTAACAGTGAGGATAAGGCCGGGTAAATGCTTTATAAACGGCTACTTCGCGTTTGACGACGAGCCTGAAGACAAAACCTTCCCATTTGATACGCAGCCTCACGAGTATTGGCTGGTGCTGCGGCTCGACCTCGCCGACGGCTCGATTAAGAAGGTCTGGGTGTCCGATCCGGCGCCGGGCGAGCTGCCAGTCCGAGGCACGGTTTTATATGACCTAGTCGTGGCGCGCGTTTCGGTCGGCGCAGGCGTGACGACTATAACCGACTCGATGATTTCCGACCTGCGCGCCGACCCTTTCTACTGCGGGCGCGTCAAGTCGCTCGTCGACGGGATTGGGCAAACTGTCGAGTATGCCGACGTCGCAGGCACGCTCGTCGAAGAGACGATGGCGCAGCTTGTGCAGCGCACCGGCAGCATTATGACCGGCCCGCTTACTCTGCATGGCGACCCGGCAAGCCCGCTGCACGCAGCCACGAAGCAGTATGTCGACAGCCGCGCGCCTCGGCTTGTCGAGCTTTGCAGGTACACTT